GCTAATTTCTTAAAAATAAATCTTGTAGCGTCATCAAATAAAATTGTACCACTTGCAAAACTATCTGTCTTAAATTTAACTTTATGTGTAGAAACATTTGTAATATCTAAAATCACTGATTTTTCAAATTGATAAAAGTGAGCACCTGTCGAACTTCTATTACCCATACTAGCAACTGCAACATTTGTTTCACTGCTAAAATTATCATTGGAAAAAACACAAATAAGTTCTGCACTAGGATCATTATTTATTTCAAAATTTGGTTGTAATGTTACTTCATAAAAGCCTGTTGCAGGAAATGTAAATATTCCTGAACTTTCTGTCATTCCTGTACCTAACTGTGAAAATCCTGAATAGGATACTCTAGATAAATTAGCAGTAATATCCCCATTGGTAGCAGTAATATCAGCAGTTGTTTTAAATACATCAAGCATAGTAATACCACCTGCAGCAGCTAGATTAGCAATATCTTGTGCTGTTGTCTTTTTTAAATTATTGCTATCATTTATATCTCCAAATAAAATTTCATCTCCTGCTGCAACTGTACCTGAAGTTGCAGAGTTTGGCTTTACACTTAAACTAGGAGTTCCAGAAGTTGCTCCACCATCTAAACCAGAAGTAGAACTTGTAGTAATACCCTCTATATCTCCTGTTTCAGCGGAGATCCACGCTGAGCCCGACCACGCTTTGATTAAATTGTCTGTAGTGTCAAAAAAGATGGTGCCTTCAACTTTGTTTGTAAGAGCAGAGTTTGCTGCACTTTCACTTGCGAAAATAAAGACTATTGAATCCTGTATATCTTGAAATCTTGCCTCTGTTACAAGATCTCCGGTACTCCAATCAAACCAACCGCCTGCGGCCATAAATTTTCTCCTTTATTTTTTTAAGTATAACTAAGGTTTGTATCAATTCCTAATCTATTTACTCCAAGAATCCAAGCTCCTGTTTCTGCTGGACTTAAACCTATAGTCCAATTCCATGTACTAGTGCTTGCATCTACTTTGTGTCTAATTCTTTCTATAAAAAGATCATAAGTTTCTATTGTTGTACTTGGAGTTGTTACTTTTGCCTCAACAAAAGTTCCTATATCTAATCCTAAAGCTTTTGGCCATAATGAAGTATTTTGTTGTGGAGTAAAACTTAGACTCTCTATAGTTGTTTGTGGTATTGCATTAGCTCTTACTTTTTGTGCAGCAATACTTGCTGTATTATCATCACTTACGTTTAAAGTTCCAGATTCAGTAAGAACATGACTACCAAATCTCTGTAATGATCCTGAATCTATCGCTATTTGTGTAGTACCTCCTGTTCTTGTTCTCTGTACTGTATTAATTATTTTATTATCATCAAAAGAAGAAATTATATCTACATAAGGTAACTCTCCTACTCCCTGACCAAAAGTAGCTGCAGGAGTAGTTGTATTTGTTAATCTAAAGTTCCGATCTCTAAAAGTAGCTTTTCCATCAGCTGCAATAAAAAAAGTACCATTTTCAGCTAATTCTACTTTCCTTAATGCTGTCAATAGATCATCTGTTGTATCTTGTACTTGTACTTCTAGTTGCCCTGTTGATATTTGTTGATCAGAATATCCAAAAGAATCTAATATGTTTTTTACTCTTACTGAAGATAATTCTTGTGCTTGAGTTAAGGTAAGGTTTGTAGATTCTCCTAGTAAAGATATACCTAATCTCCAACCTATACCATTTAAAGTAGAATTAAAAAAAAGTTTAAATGCATCAACAACTCTTATCTTTGTAGTTGAGTCTGATCCCTGACCTGCATAATTTACCGGAAAACTTTCCACAAAACCATGAAAGATAGTGTAGGTTGTAGAATCGTATGTAGCTTTTATTCTTAATCTTTTTAATGGTTGTACTTTAGATCTATTATTTACTGAATCGTAGTAATGAGTTGTTTGATTCGGAGAGAATCTATTATCTCTATTATCTAATTCTACAATAGCAGTACCTGTTTGAAAATCTGTTAAGTTACTAACTCTACCTCTTGTAGTTTCAAAAGATCTTAAAAAACTTGAAACATCTGTAAAACTTTGTGAAGAGTCTAAAGGATTAGAGTCAAAGGCTATCTCAACTGTGATAGATACGTTAGAATCAAAATTTACTGCCATTATGAAACAAGAAACGTTTTACCACGTTGTTGCATTTTGGTATTAACTTTTTGTACTTCAGTAGCTAAAACTTCATCTTCTAGTATTAAGTTTGTTGTAAGAGTTATATCAGTACCTCCTGTATTATTACTCTGTACAACACTTGGAGGAGTAAGAACAGGTGCTGGAGTTACAGTAGTTGGAGAAAAACCTCCTATTCCAGATCTTTCAATAGCCATAAATTGTCTTAATAAATCTTCTTGATCTATAAGTTTTTTAGTTGCATCTGTTTGTTTATCTGTAAGATCAATAGATTTTAGTAACTCTTCATTTCTTCTTTGTATTGCAGATTCTTGTCTTTGTACTGCTTGTTCTAAGTTTTGTTCTGCTATATTTAGATTTTCTCTTGCAGTAATTAATCTTGGAGAATCATTAAGTAATTCAAATTCTGCCTCTGCTAATTCAGCTGTTGCTAATCCTAGTTCTAAAGTTACGTTCTTACCTTTACTCTGTGCATCTGTAAGTAATGCTATTTGAGTTTGTAATTGTGCTTTTCTAATTGCTGCATTTGCATCGTTTAGATTTTCTTGTATTTGTAATTCTTCTAAGACTTTAAGAGCGTTGTTTCTATTTTGTGTAGCTAAAGCAACATCATCATTAGCAGAACTGATTAAATTTAGTAATCTGTTTCTATCTTGTTCTAATTGGATGTTAGTAAGTAATAAAGCATTTTGTTCGCCAAAAATCGGATTTAAAAATTGATCTATTGTATCTGAAACCTTTTTATATTGTACTTGTTGTTTTAATGCAGCTTGTCTTGATTTTTCTTGTTGTGCTGCAGTAAATCCTGTTTGTATAGCTAATAAATTTTGTTTATCTATTGTTCTATCTGTAATTTCATTTAAAAATCTTTGTTCTTCTGCTAATGTACTCATGTTTGAGATCAAGAAAAAGAAACCACGATCTATATCATCTAATCTATCTAAAGCTAATACAAGTGTTACAACAGAGTTTGCTATACCTGCGAATCCACTTATTAAACTAGGAGTAACATTATTAACAATTTCTCTGAATTTTGGTAGTAATATTTCTAATGCAGGAATTAACTCTGCTCCTATTTCTTCTCTTAAAGATCTAAGTTCTGCTCCTACTGCTCTTGACTGATTAGCGAAACTTTGTGAAGTTCTGGATAGATCTCCTATCTGAACAGCTGCTTTATCTTGGATCAGAGCTAGAGTTGCAAGTGCTTTATCTTGTCTTGTTAGTTCATCTGTAGTACGTTTGGATGTTAATAAAAAGGCTTTTGTTTGTACTTCTGATTCTGTAATGGCGATGCCATAAGTCTTAAGCGCCTCCCGCTCGCCAACGAGCGCGGAGCGAAATGCTTGAAGAACGGGCTCAGCGCCAGCAGAGATATTTGAAAAAGATGCAACATCCGCTGCTATTTTTGTAAGTTCAATAGAAAGATCAGCGGACTCCTCTTGTGTAAAACCTATACCCTGTGCTACTGCACCTAAAGTAGCTTGAAGTTGTTGTGCCTCTCCTACTGTAAGTCCAGCAGATATTGCGAAACCCTCTAGGAATCTTGTTGCTCTTTCTGCAGCAGATCCAAAAGTAGTTCCAAAAGCTGCTGCAGCCTCTTCTGCTGATACTGCTGCATTTACTGCTTGTCTTGAAAAATCTATAAATTGTTTTCCTGCGAATATTACTCCACCTGCTATTGCAGTTTTTTGAAGTCCAGACATACCTGCAGCGAATTTAGCATTAGCTTTGTCTGTTTTCTCTGTTTGTTGTTGAAGATCTTTTAACTCATCAGATACATTATCTAAAGCTCTTGATACTTTATTAGCACCAACAATCTTGATAAACATTTCAAGAGTTGCACTTGCCATAAACTATCTCCTTAATTTAGATCTACTATTAGCTTCTGTAATAGCTTTCTGCTCTTTTTTATTTCTATCAATATAGTATAACTTCCATGACTCAAATTCGCGCATACTCATATTTTTTCTTAAGTAATCAACAGTCATACCTAGATCTTTTGCTAAAGTAAATTCAAAAAGAACTTCTTCGTTATTCTGAAAATTGTTCAGCGATCTCTCGCTGATCCTCCTTAGTCCATGCCATGCATCTATAAATACCGATTAGAATCTTATCTACAATCGTTGGAGTTGCTTTTTGATATAGTTCTTCTATATGTTCTATATCATCAAACTGTGGATCTTTTAGACCCCTTAGAAGTAAATGTTTTTCAAATAACACTTCATTTCTAACTCCATCAACAGTAGATAACTCATTTATTTCAACTGAATCTGCTTTAGTTAATCCTGTAACAATAACAGAGGCATCCCACTCCGGTATTTCTATCTCTTTTTCTGGTAGAGATGGAGCATTAGATATATCCTCTATTTTTAATCTCTTCATAAAGACCTCCTAAAGTTATTTTAAGTATCTCTATATTTTAAGCAGTACCCTCTGTAATATCGCCTGTGAGTTGGAAATTCGCACTGAATCCCACTGCTCCGCCTATATCTGGGCTACGATCATACGAGGTTAGAATTGCTTTACCACTTGCTTTAGGATTACCAGAGGTAGTTCCTATTGGATAGAACTCAAAATCAACTTCAGATCCTAATATTCCGGTTAAGTAACCATTTACAGTTGCATCAAAGCTGCCGGTTAAGGATATAGATCCATCCTTAAGGCCTGATACAAATGCTTTACTAGAATTAGAAAATGCGCTGACCTCGCTAACATCAGCTGTTCTTGAAACTGATACATCTGTTAAGACATTGGAAACATCTCTTAGAGTACCTCCAGAATCATCAAACTTAAATGCTGCGTTCTTACCATGAGTAAATGTTGGCATTATTCTCCTTTATATTCCTTGTCCAAAACTGATAGCAACAGTAAAACTAGGAGAAGATCCTCCAATAGTTAATACTGCTCTAGCGTATCTGTTCGGTGCGCTTGTACTTGTTTTATATTCAGATCCTACTCCTGTTAATTGTGAAAATGTAATGTAATCACTAAACGAGGTATTATCTGAACTTGTTTGGATTTTAGCATCTAATGTAGGAGATGTACCACTTGCTGCGGTTACATGAATTACTCCTCCTCCTCCATTAGTACCTGCTGCTCCAAAATCTACAGAAGTTTCATTACCGGTAGAGGTTTTAGCAGTTGGAGCAAGTAGTGAAAAACCATTAAAATTATCTGTATCAAATTGAAATGATACAGCTACTGATACTACTCCTCCTATATCTGCTGATCTATCGTAGGAAACTTCTATTACTTTACCTAAACTACTTGGATTACCTCTTGTTGATCCTATAGGCATTATTGAAAACGCTGATCCTGATCCTCCAAGTTGTGCTAAAAATTCTGCGTCTGAATCTGGAGAAGAGGTTTCAAAAAAACCGCTCAAAGTAGCAGATCCATCACGAAGGCCACTTACATAATTTTTACTTGAAGAAGTAAAGGTAGATGTTTCAACTACATCAGAAGTTAAAGAAATAGTGGCGTCTGTAAGTGTTGTAGATAAATTTGTATTATCTAATAAAATCTCTGCATCTTTACCATGTGAAAATGTTGGCATATTATTCCTCTTCTTCTTTCATCATTTTACTATCAAACTTTACTGCTGCTTTATTCTTAATCAAACTTCTTCCTATCTTATCAGGTACATCTACAACATCGCCAGCCTCTACTCTGATCTCTTCTTTACCCTCTGGATAGTTTGATCCTATTAATATTTTTATTTTCATTATCCTATTACCTCTACATTAAAAGTTACTCCAAGAAAACTTGTGCCCTGTGTAACTTCATATTCTCCATAATCGGTTGCATTAACTACTCTAACAGACATTGCAGCACCTCCCAAAGTTGTATCTCCCTCAATTGCTGCTTTTATAGAGTTACTTCCAGACGCAGCTAGGAAAGAATCTAAATTATCTTGTCCTGTTTCTGCATCAACTTTTGATACATACAGTATTACCGGTATCTCGTAAGTATCAGATCCTCTCTGCATTGTGGAGTCAAAATTTAAAGAATTGAAAGGAGCTACTAACGCTGTAGGAGGATCAATAAAATCAGGAACATAATCATAGACCATAAGTCCAGATATAGTTTCTAATCTTGTTTTTAATCCTGATCTTATAGAACTAAATGCTGCCATTATCTAACACTCCTTACAATATCATTAGCAATCAATTCTAACATTTTATCGCCTCTCTTCTTTATTTCTTTTTGATTCTCAAAGACTACGCCGCCGATAAAAGGTTTCATTTTTAAACCTCTTTGACTTATCTTCTTAGCAACTAAAAAAGGATTCATTTTTGGATTACCTCTGTTAGCCCATTTATGAAGTCCTGATCCCTCTTTATATGGAGGAAAGAAAGGTTTAGTTCTTTTTACAGGAGTAAAAGATCTAAATATTGGTTTTCCATGCACGAAAGGTGCATATCTTTGATTTGTAGCTAAACTAAATCCCTCTGACATCCTTAATCTGTTTGTATTACCTAATTTTTTTGTATAAATAGATCTTCTTAAGTTACCTGTATTTTTATTACCTCTTCCTTTTTGTGATCTTGGAGATGGAGGTAAATGTAGTCTATCTATTGATTCTTGTTTAAAATCTTTAGCTAAACCATTTACAAATTCTAAAGATCTTTTATTCCAAATACTTTGATTATTTATTGATCTTGATAAATCTAATGCACCATTTAGAGTAAGTTTCATACCCCATATTGCCTATTGTTTTCAATAGCTACTAACCCAACATAAGGCCTACCACTTGCAAGAGTTATTGTAGATTTTTTGTAGTGTTTTACCATAGTTTGTACATCTGGATCTAATTTACTTAAAAACATAATAGGAGCTTGGCCGGTTTCTGGATTACCAGAGAATCCCATTGGACTATTTTTTCTTTGGAAATATCTTGCAGATTGAATAAGTGCTGCTTGTTTTACATCATCAGGAACACTAGGAAAACCAAATTTAGCTGTAATCTGTAGTCCCTGTCTGTGTTCTACCGGTAAAACTTTACCGGATCTCTCTATATTCATAACAATTTTATCAAAAGGTATTACAGGATCTAACTTATCAGCATTATATGGAGCTAATAAGAAATCGGTATTAATAGTCAAAGTTTCATGAACAGATCCATCTGCGTTTAAAGTTTTGACTATTAGTCCTGTTGTAGTTGCAATATCATCAACAAATGCATAATCT